TCAACATTTTTAATAGAAGCATTAAATAGCTTTGAAGGTTTTAGAGGTGCAAAAATGCCAACTAATCCAACAACAGAACAAGAATATCTAGCATTAAGAAATGCTGTTGATAATGGAAGTATTTGGCAAGATGAAAATAATTCTCCTACTTGGCAACAAGTAAAAGCTAAGATTGATGAATTACAAAATGTTTACGAAACTGAACAAGAAGCTAAAGCAAATGCTAAAGCTAGTGCATTAGCAAAACTTTCAGCACTTGGTCTTACTGAAGAAGAAGTAAAAGCAATACTTTAAATAAACAACAAACAACTTAACTAAAAAAGGAAAGTCGTAAATGACTAAAGCCAGAGATTTATCTAATCTAGCCAACGGAGTACCTAATAATCTAATTAATTTAGATAGTGCAGAAATACCAAATCTTGACGCATCTAAAATTACTACAGGTGAATTAGCAAATGCTAGAGTAGCGGATTTACCTGCGAGTAAAATTACTTCAGGTACTATTTCGTCTGCTAGAATAGACAATAATAGTTTATCAGCAATTACGGCTTTACCTTCAGGTGTAGGTGGTATTGCTTGGCAGTCAGTAGTTACAGCTTCAACTTTGTCTGCTGTTGCAGGTAGAGGATATTGGATTGATACGACATCAAATGCTTGTACTGTAACATTACCTGCTTCAGCTTCTAATGGAGATACTATTGTATTAGCTGATTATGCTAGAAATTGGGGAACTAATGCAGTTACAATAAATACAAATTCTTTAAATTTTCAAGGTAATACTTCTCCAAATCCTAGTTACAATACTAATGCTCAATCAGTTACATTAATTTATTCTGGTGCAACAAAAGGTTGGATACCAACAGTAGATGATGATGTAACTTTAGAAACACCACAATTTTATTCTGTAGATTTTTTAGTAGTAGCTGGAGGCGGTGGCTCTGGAGCTCCTGGTGCAACAAATACATCTTCTGGAGGAAGTGGAGCAGGTGGACTTAGAACATCAGCAGGAACTTCTGGAGGCGGTGCTAGTGCAGAAACAAGTTTAGTTTTTAATAAAGGAATAACATATACAATAACAGTTGGTGCAGGAGGAGCTGGTTCTCCAGCAGGTTCAAATTCTTCTTTCGGTCTTGGACAAAACGGATTTAACTCATCAATATCTGGAACAGGAATTACAACAATAACTTCTATTGGAGGAGGAGCAGGAGGTTCTGGAGTTGGTGGAGGTTATAATGGAGGTTCTGGTGGTGGTGCAGGAAGTTATAATAATGTTGGTTCACATACTCAATTTGGTTCTGGAACAGCTAATCAAGGTTTTAATGGAGCTGCTGGAGATGGCACTCAAAATTCATCTTCATTAGGTGGTGGAGGTGGTGGAGCAGGAGCATCAGCAAGTGGAGCTAATGGAGGTGTTGGAGTTGCTTCAACAATAACAGGTTCTTCTGTTTTTTATGCTGGAGGTGGAGCATCTACAACAGGTACAGGAGGTAATGGAGGAGGAGCAAATGGAGTTTATGAAACATCTGGTCTTTCAGGAACAATTAATACAGGAGGAGGCGGAGGAGGCGGTTTTAGTAACTCTACACAAGCAGGAGGTTCAGGAGGTTCAGGAGTTGTAATACTTCGTATGCCAACTGCAAACTATACAGGAACTACAACAGGAAATCCGACAGTATCAACAGTCGGTAGTAATAAAGTTTTAATATTTAACGGAAACGGAAGCTACACAGCATAGGAAAAATTATGGCACACTTTGCAAAATTAGGAGTAGGAAATATAGTTGAACAAGTAATTGTAGTATCTAATGATATTGCAACTACTGAACAAGCTGGAGTAGATTTTATAAATAAACTTTACAACACAAGAGATGTTTGGAAACAAACTTCATACAATAATAACTTTAGAAAAAATTACGCAGGAATAGGTTATCAATATGACCAACAAAGAGATGCTTTTATTCCACCTAAACCTTTTAACTCTTGGATATTAGATGAAGATACTTGTTTATGGAACGCACCTATACCTTATCCAAATGATGAGAATAGGTATAAATGGAACGAAGAAAATCAATCTTGGGATTTAATAGAGTAACCTCAAAAAGACCATAAGTCTTTTGAACAACAAAAACATAAGTAAAATATGGTAAAAAAAGTATATCAAAACCCTAGCGGTGGTTTAAATGCTAAAGGTCGAGCATACTTTAATAGAAAAGAAGGCTCTAACTTAAAAGCACCAGTTAAGTCTGGGGTTAACCCTCGCAGAGTTTCTTTTGCGGCTCGTTTCGCTGGAATGAAAGGTTCTTTACAAGATGAAAAAGGAAGACCCACACGTTTGAAATTAGCACTTCGTGCTTGGGGCTTTGCCTCGAAGGAAGCAGCTAGAAATTTTGCTAATAGACATAAAAAATCTTAACAGGAGAATATATACATATGAAAGGTAGACAAGGACTATACGCTAATATTAATCGTAGAAAGAAATTAGGAATATCTAGACCTAAATCTAAATCTACAATATCAGCTAAAGCATATGCAAATATGAAAGCTGGATTCCCTAAAAAATAAATATGATACCTTATACATTTGAAGAAGTACAATTTTTAAATAAACAACCAAAAGAGGAAACAACTATGTTTACACCTAAATTTGAAATACCTTCATACGAAGACGCTAAGAAAGCTGTCGAAAGTTATGTTGGACAAATTCAGAAATTTTGGGCGGACGCTTTTAAAGACTGGTCAAAGTCAGTAGAAGTGTTTTTTCAAAATAACAAAAAGTAAATAAACAACAATAACTAAAAGGCGACTACTATGGCAAAGAAGAAAAAAGAAGTGTCAGTTTTAGATTTGATTGAAGAAATTGAAGATAAACTGGCTGAGTTAAAAGACAAAGTAGACGACAAACAAGACGACTTCGAAGACACAGATTTTGAAGATGATGATGTGGATTTTGAAGACGAAGACGAAGACTAGTAGTTAAATATTAAGTAGTCGGTTGTTACTTGTTTAGATACAGCCGACTATTAAAATTAATATGAAAACTAAAAAAAGACGTATCACTAATAAAAAAGATCAATTTAACAGTAATCTTTTAGTCCATATCTTAAAAGATATGAACACTAAAATAGAACACATACATCTTGATATAACTAAACACGGTGATGATATAGTTGAATTAAAACAACAAATAGCTATGTCTAAAGGTGGTTTAAAAGTTTTAATAGGAATTGCAGCTATGTTGGGAACTATATTTACAATATGGCAATACTTTTTAGGAAAAAATGGCTCGTAGAAATTACAGATTAGAGTATCAGAAATACCAATCTTCAACAGAAGCTAAACTAGATAGAGCATCTAGAAACAGAGCTAGACGAAATTTAATGGCACGTGGAGTTGTTGCTAAAGGTGATGGTAAAGACGTAGACCACAGAGATAGCAACCCACAAAACAATTCTCCTGATAATCTAAGAGTAACTTCTAGAAAATTAAATAGAGGAAAATTTAGAGTTCAATACAAACGCTAAGAAAAGGATAAACATATGTGGTGGAGTATATTACCAACAGTTTTTAAAACTGGTGCTGAGATTTATAAAAATCATAAGCAGTCAGAATTTTTAGAATCTGAAGCTGAACGTAGATACTATGAACGTATGGCTCGTGGTGAAATAGAATACCAAAGAGATGTATCAGATCAACAAGACAAGACTTGGAAAGACGAGGCGGTCTTGATAATTGTCTGCATACCTATAGTTCTTTTATCGTATGCTATTTTTACTGATGACCCATTAATTAAATCTAAACTAGATTTATTTTTTGATTACTTTGGTAAATTCCCTAGTTGGTATCAATGGTTAATAGTAGGTATCTTCGGGGCTATATACGGGCTTAAACCCACATTAGATATATTCAATAAAAAGTAATAATAATATGTTTTCAATGCTACAAATTTTAAATAAACTAAATTCAGTATTGACTAGAATACTATGGAATTTAGAAAGTGAAAAACGAACTAAACGAATAATAAGATTTAAAAAAGTAATAACTAAAAGCAACAAATTTAAAAAGAAATAATTATATGACTAACAATTTTCCTTACAAAAAAATTAAAGGAGAATTGCATTGGTTAGATGCTAAATCTAGAACTGGTTGGTCTACTAAGGAAGATATGAAAGAATTAAAACCAGCTACTTGTGTTACTAGTGGTTGGATATTTGAGGAGACAAAAGATTATATTAAAACATTTTCTACGTACTCTTTAGACGAAGATGGAAGCATTGAGTTCGGGGAAATAGTGGTTATACCTAAACAATGGGTAATTAAATAGTGTACAATATAATTATTTGGTTAGCTTTGTTTAGTAATGGGTTTGATGAAACATTACCAGTATACAATCCAAACATTTCATTTAAAGATAAACAATCTTGTGAACAATTTGTTAAAGATAACTACTCTACAATATCTTTAAGTATAAAAAAAGAATTCTTATTTCAAAAAGAAATAGAATTAAAAGAGATTATATCTATGGAATGTGTTATAGTTAATAATAAAATATAAAAATATAAATGTCAGAAAAAATTAAAAAATTAGAAGACCTACACGAGTTGTTAGCTAAAACTCTACTAGATAAAATTAGAGACCCAGAAGTTAAAAGTTCTGACCTAAACGTAGCCCGTCAATTCTTAAAAGATAACAATATAGACTGTATCCCAAAGCAAGGAAATTCAATAGGCAAATTAGCCGAGGAATTGCCCTTTAAACTTGAAGATTTACAAGATATAGTGCAGGACAAGGAATACAATTAAAGAACGCATATACGTGCGTTTAAATCGGAAATAGAGGCTATTTATGAGTGATGTAACACGTGATTTTAGAAACTTCCTATATTTAGTGTGGAAACACCTCAATATTGAGCCTACTCCAGTCCAATATGATATAGCCGATTTCTTACAAAAAGCTCCTCGTAGAAGTGTCATACAGGCATTTCGAGGTGCAGGTAAATCTTGGATTTGTAGTGCATTTGTTTGTTGGAATTTATTACGTAACCCAGATTTAAAATTCTTGGT